AAGAAGCAGGAGTAACTCCCAAGCCTAGATTGCCTGCGTTATCAACTGTAAGTTTTGTAGAAAAACTGCTTGCAGGGGTTTGAATAATAAATGAGCCACTTGTTGAATCATTGCCAATATATGTGGTTGCGCCTGAATTTGCTAATGCAAGAACGACACTAGTCCCTGTACTTGTAAAACTTGCTGGCGTTCCTGCTGAACTCACAACACTTAGCTTCTGAGCGGGCGAACTTGTACCAATACCCAACCCTGTTGTGGTGAGGCGCATTTGTTCTGCGTTGTTTACATAAAATACCTGCGGCTGATTTGCCGTTGTTTGAAAAGTCAATGCGCCAGTATTGGCAGTAAGGCCAAAATCACCTGACGCTTTGTAAATTGTATTGCCACCATCAGTTCCACTAATACGCAAACCATTAGCGTTTAAATAAGTCCCATCAAAAGTCAGCGCAGAGCCACTTGTCAGAACCTTTGAGCCGTTTAGGTAAGTAACTCCGTTTGCTGTGCCTCCAGAGAGGGTTACAGCACCAGAGGCAGCTAGGGTAGTGAAAGCACCAGCAGCAGCCGTAGATGTACCTACAGGGCCGTTAAACGAGTCACCAACAGCACCTGTCTGGAAGTCCTTTAACTGAGCCATCAACTCACGGATAGCATCGTTAATGCCAGATGGCGCACAGCCCTCTGCAATGTTAATAGAATCTATGTCTGTGTTATTAGCAGGGGTTGCGCTAAATTCCGAGATTTTTGTCTTTGCCATTTTTAATCCTATTGAAGAAGTGAACGCAATGCAGCCGTAAATGGCTCTGCTACTGGTGTTAATTGTGAACCAATAAGACCGCTAGTTGAGGCTTGAACTTCTTGCTCTCGCTTCATCTTTTCCATTGCATTACGCAACATACGAATCTCATCACCGCTAGTTGCCTTGCTCATCAAGATTCTACCAATCTCGTTACGAACAGGCTCTGGCAATCCAGTTCTTGTCATGTTTCCAGACAGCATATTCATTAAAGAACCAATGTCCATTGTCTTGGCAGCAGCAGCCATATTTACTGTGTCTTTGAGATTCTCAAGGTTGACATCCTCCATACGAGCCTCACGCCCCGCAGTTCCAGAACCTCTACCAATAGATTGAATCTCTTTTTTACGAGTCTCTGCTGCTACTGTGGAAGCAAACTCACGGAATGAACGCTCACTTGGGAAAATCTCTTTTAAACGCTCTCTTGTGGATTTTTCTTGATACATATTCATCAAGCGAGTTGCACCAGCTTGTGTGCCAGCTAAATCACGCAACCCTTCGTATGCACCGACACGGAATGATTCTAATTCTGAATCACTCATGTCCTTAATAAGAGAACGAATAGTGGCTGCTGGCTTGTTCATTACAGTTCTGCCAAGTTCGGCAGCACTAATCAATGCGCTTGGCCCTGCGTACGCATTTCGTGCGCTTGCATACAAAGACGTACCTGTTTCGCTATCTGTTGTCATGTCATCAAGACGCTTAACAAGGTCTTTCTTTAACTGGATAACGGAACGTCCAAACTCGTTAAAGTCGCCACGCTCATTCAAAGAAGTTTTGCTATTGATAAGGTCATCAAGACCACGCTTAACTTTATCTAAGTCAGGCATTGCTGCGTCAGTTGCTTTATTCACATCTTTTAATGTAAAAGGCTGGCGCAAACCAGTTGCAATCTTTTCAGCACGAGCAAACGCACCTAACTTCTTAGACGCATCAAGAATCTGTTTTAAATCATCATCAAGAGTAACGCTGACAGTTTTTAATTGGTCATAAAAAGGAGTAGCTTCTACATCACGCTTTGTAATCAATGATTCAACAGAATCAGCCAATCGTGCGCCACTAGGAGACAACTGAACTTGCGCTGCATCTGCAATTCTTTCACCACGTTGTGATTGACGAGTACGGATAAATTGTTCCGTATAATTTTTAGTACGGCCTGGAAGTGTCGCCATCGTATCTAGCAAATCACGAGTGTTATACCCAGATGATTCAGCCAAAATAGCATCATCACCTAGCTTTGCCATACGAGCAGCCACTTGGTCTGTCGTCGCACCATCACGCAACATTGCTTGAGCAACTCTCCTACGAGCCAAGTCAACAGATGATGTGCCAAAGTAATCACGCACACTCTCAGGAATAATACGCCCTGCTTGACTTGTAATTGCTTGTTTAACAGGACGAACAGCTTTCATGCCTAGTTCAGTAGCACCACCAAGCACAGCACTCGTAGCACCTGATGTAGCGGCTTCTACTGGTACGTCTTCTAGTTCTTTAGCTTCACCTGCACCACCAACAATTCCAAATCCTAAACCAGAACCCATAGAACGCAGGACAGGCCCGACATTCGGGGCAATGCTCTTACCAAGGTTTAACATACCCAAAGGTAAAGATGCTACACCCTGAGATACAGCAGCACCAATTGGCTGTTCTTCTTTGTAGCTTTCAACAGCAGAACGATAAGTGTCTCGTGCTTGTTGATAGCCTTCAGATGGAGACTTGCCTTGTACTAATGCAGCACCACCACCAAAAAGACCTGTTAATTCGTCAGCAAACCCAAGAGTAGGCCCTTGCAAGGCAGTCATGCCAAGACGAAAACCTTTTGACAAACCTTTGCCTTTTGTCTCTGCTTCTGTTACTTGCAAAGAAGATGGAAGTTCTTTGTTGTTAGCAAGGTATGCAGCCCTAATTTGCTCGATAGTAAATCCAGCATCTATTGCATCTTGAACTCTTTGATTCTCATCCATGTTATCCACCTCCTCTTGGACGACCAAATCCTAAAATATCTTCTAGTTTTGGCTCTTTAAGGACACGCTCATAAGGATTCATAATTGCGCTATCTTTGCCTTTTAATGTAGAATTTATATCTTTATAAGCCTCTAAAGATGGTTGCAATTGTTTGTTTCTTTCGGTTGCAATGCCAGTAGCAATCTTCTTTAAGTTGTCTCGTTCTTCTGGTGTAAATGTTCCACCATCTTTAAATTTCTGTGCAGCCAATTTAATTTGAGTTGGAATTGAACGGCTACCAATAATTGCATTTATGTCGTTTGCTTGAACAGCACCAGACGAGTCATAAATCTTTGCAAGGTTATACAACATAGCACCATCACCGCTAGTATTGCCTTTTTTAGCTTGCTTATAAGCATCATTAAAAGCACCAAGACGATTAGAAACAACATCGTCACCAGAGTTTTTAAGATAGTTTTCCCATTTATTCATTGTTTCTAATTGGGCTTTAGCTACAGCAGTTGGGTCATTTAAATCTACAGAAACTTTAGGTGCGCCTTCTCGTTTTAGTTCTTTCTGATACTGCATGAAGTTACCTGTATAACCTTCATTTACAGCTTGTTGGAAGTCTCTGTAATTTGATGTTAGGTTGTCTTTTGGTTTGCCTTGAACAACAGTTTCAACTTTATTTGTTATTGGGTTTACACGAATAAGACTTGCGCCTTCAGCCAATGTAGTAGTCTCACCACCCATAGCCTTTTGAGAAGCAATCAACTCAGTCAGGGCTTTGCGTCCTTCTGGTGAAGCCATCAATTGAGGCATTGCTCGTTGCAAATCAAATCCACCAGCAGTCATGCCTTCGCCTACTCGCTGACCCATTATGTCCTCGCCATACATTTCTTGAGGTTTGGTAACAGCACCTTGAATAACACCTTGAATTCGTTGTTGTTCAGCTAGTTGTTGTTGTTCTAACTTACGCTTACGAATCATGTCAGCTAACTGGACATTCTGTAGTTGGTTTTGCAAGGTTTCTTGCATACCGCCTTTGTAGGCTTTCTGACCTAGTTGCAAACCTTCAGCAATAGACTGCCCTGTGTTACCACCTTGGAACAAACGTCCTGCTAGTGCGTAGAGTGCTTGTGCTTGTGCGTCTTCACGATTACGAGCAATATCAGCCGCAGACATACCAAGCAGACCCATTGTGTCTGCACCACCTGTACCGAAAATGTCTAATAGTCCAGCCATGTTCAATCCCACCAGTTAGAGCCAAGTGCAGATGCAGTAGGGTCAATAGTCCCCATACTAGGCGTACCACTTAACCAATTAGCACCGCTATTCCACAAGTTGCTAATGCCAGTTGAACCGCCTAGATTCTTATACAAGCCACCACCAACAGCCGCTAGACCCAAAACATTTTGTAGCATGGATGTGTCTTGCGTTCCGCTAGTTGTAGAAGAAGCTACTCGTCCTAGTGGGTTGCCATATACCAACGATAGATAGTTCTGCAAGTTCTGTTGTGGTTGGTTTTGCAAAAAGTTAAACTTAGCAATGTCACCTTGCATTTGTTGACCTTGGTAACCCTCACGGATTTGACCAGCTTGCAACATATTCTGAATGTCTTGGTAATCAGCAGCAGCCATCTGAGGCGCAGCCATCGTAGCCGCTTGTTGTCTTGCTCTCTCATCAGCGTAGTTCTGGTAAGCCAGTTGTCCAGCAGTATTAGCCAATTGTTGACCAAATGCACCAGTTGCTCTGTCTTGCAAAGAACCCATAGCACCAGAGCCATAACGTCCTGCAAGACTAGACTTAGATGCAATGTCACCTAGAGTCGTTTTAAACTGAGTCTCAGCAGCACGAGCAGCAGGTTGAAAAGCACCTTGAAAGAATGGATTACCACCTAAGAAGCCACCAGAAACTGTATTCTGCAACTGATTCTGTGCAGACTGTAGTAGTGGGTTACCCAAAGAAGCACGAGCCTCTAAAGCCTGTAAACCTGTTTGAGTGGTAGTGGTTGGGCTAACAAAAGTAGGGCCACCATAATACTGTGGGCCACCGCCCTGATACAGACGTTGTGCCTGTTGCAATCCATAACCTAGATATGGTTGGATTGTCGGGTCAATTGTTGATTTGGTTTCAGTTACCATCTTTTACTCCTAAAAGTTCGGATTCCAAGATGGGTCATCCACGGAATCTATTATACATAAATAATTAAAATCAACCAATAATTGCATACCGATATGTCTTGTTTGCAGTTGAATTGGCAAAGTGCGTAATCGTAGCCGTACCCTGTCCTTGGGAACTGGCGTAAATGTTAGTCAATGCTGATGGGGAAATGTAGTTCATTGTAGTAATCAAAGACGCTGTAGAGGGGTAATTTGTACCAGCAGCGTAGGCTTGAAGGCTCACAGTAGTGCTATCAGTCTCCCACCATAACTCGACATAATCATTTGCATTTAAACTTAAATAGTAATTCCATCCAGTTAAACCATGACCATTAACTGAGCCATGCTTGCTAGGTACAGCAAAGAAACCTGTTGAACCTGTAAGATTTGTTCCGTTAATTTTTATCCAAGCCCTAACGTCATGGTCTTGCGAGTCAGTATTCTCAAATTGACCAGACCATTGGAAGTTATAAATTCCTGTGTTTTTAACATTCATCCTAGAACTATTGGATAAAGTTATGCCATTAGAGTAATCAGTTGTGTCTAATGTCATTGCATAGGCAGTATTTGCCGCAGCAGCAGTTTGGTCAACAAGGCTCTGGAAAGCCCCATAAGGCATATAGTCCACGTTAGCCGCAGCAGAAGCAGGGGCAAAGAGGATAACGCTATCTGGGCCTATCCTTCTGTCTGTCAGAGTGGTAGTAGTAGCACCACCAGTTGCCAGAGTCAAAGTCCCTGTGTTATTGGTCTTTCCGTCCATGATGCCACGGACTACTTCTGCCACAGCCCTCTGGTCACCACCAAACGCAGGTAGGCTTCTGAACATTAACGAACCCCTTGTGGAGTTACATCCACATCCACAGAGATAGCGTTATCCCAATTGTCACCAGTAGGAGTAACTTTTAGCCTGTGATACCTACCTGCGCTTCTCAAGGGAACACGATTCTCTGAACTAGCAGCCACCGCAGTATTAAAACTCACACCTTGGTTTAACAGGGTACGAGAAGCAATAGCCACAGTTGCAGAACCATTGTCAACAATAGGTCTAGCTAGGGTTACTACTGAGTTAGCACCAATGTCCAAATCTCCAGTAGAAATTACACCTGTTTGACTAGCACCTGTGTAAGTCATCACACGAGTGGCTAAAGTACCGCCTAAGAAATACTTGCCGCCAACATACAACTGAGAGTCTAAACTTGTCGTTAACGCATCAATAGAGGCAGAAATGCTATCCAATTGCTCAAGCGTTACAGACGATGTAGAGGCTTCTGCTAGGAAATCTGTACCAGCATCCCCATAAGTCCACTTCTGAGTTTTAAAGTTATAAATAAGTACGCTTCTGTTTCCGTTAACAGTTTTGTAATTCCAGATTACAAGTTTGCGAATTGGGTCAACAGCAGCAGACATAGAGCCATAGTCAGATTCGGAAGCGTCTTGCAAGAAGAATCTATCTACCTTTTCTGCACCAATGGCTGTGACGTTCTGTCCATCACACATATAGAAACCATCGTCAGACAGGAAGAAAGTTACACCTTGGTATTGTGCAATTGAGCCAGATACCATGCAACCTTTACCACGAGAGATATTATCAAACTGGAATATAAACGGAGTACCCACATAGGTCATTCTGTGAATTGCTCTCTCTAAAAGAACAAGACCAAACTCACCACCACGGATTCCTACAATCTGACCACCATCAGGAATATCTTGATAATCAGACTGAGTGTTTACGTTCTCTGTCCAATCTGTCTCATCATTGATAGCAGACCATCTAACCCGATATTGTTGTTGCGCTGAACTCTCAAAGGTATTCGCACAAACTACAAAGTCACGCACCACAGTAATGAACTTAGCAATAGGCGCAGTAGCTGATAGGTTAGCAAATGATGTAGAAGTGCCTAATGTCCATGCCTGTAATCTATCAGCATTGTTGGCAGATATTACAACCTTGCCAAACTGAGTAAAACGAACCCTATCACTAGCAGCAGTTGTCATTCCTGTTTTAACTTCAGTAATACTGCCTACACCGCTTACTGTGTAAATCTTGGATAGACCAGCAGCAAACAATGCTGTGTTCCCATCAGGTTGCTTGGCAGCATAAAGAGAAGTTAAATTCTCAGCAGCGTTACTAGAAGAAAATGTAACTGGCGTAGGAAAAGGGCCGTACCCGATAGCCTGACTAACCACGTTCTTAGCGTCAGTCAACGCACCAGACACGCTAGGCTGGTCAGGCATCCACTCACCAAAAGTTAGTTTTGTCGTAGCCATGTGTTACTTCCTTGCGCTTGAATTGTCCATGTATTGTCATTAGCAGATACTGGAGTCCATGTGTTTGTGTCACCAGAAACTGTAGTCCATGTATTGCTATCAGTAGAAACTGGTGTCCAAGTATTTGCATCTTGAGGAACTGGAGTCCAGTTATCACCTAACCTTACGCCATTAGCTGTAACTGTTGCTAGACCTGATACCGAGGCTACCCCTGCATAAATTGCAGACGCACTAGCGACAACATTAGCATTTGCTTCCACACTAGCAACAGCACCTACAACCAAACCACCATTAGCGGTTACTGTTGCATTGCCATCAATAGCACCGCTACCAAACTGAACCCTGATAGCGTCAGCAGTTACAGTTGCGTTACCAGTTACAGAAGCTACTGCATTTGCTACGATTCCACCAAGAGCCGTAACAGTTGCATTTCCAGTTATATCTGCGATACCAAACTGAACACGAGTGCCATTGGCTATTACATCTGCATTGCCAGTAATACTTCCACTAGCAAACTGGACACGAATAGCATCTGCGGTAACAGTAGCATTGGCATCAATCGCACCAGAGGCAAACTGCACCCTAGTCGCATCACAACTGACACTAGCAGAGCAATCAATGCTTGCACTAGCTAATTGAACCCTTACTGCATCTGCCGTTACTGTCGCTGTACCATCTACCGCCCCACTACCACTCTGAACCCTTATAGCATCAGCTACAACGCTTGCAGACGCAGTTACAGACCCATAGGCATCCCATAGGGTAACTGATGTTGTGTAGAGTGGACTATCGAGTGTGAGTGTTAAGTCATCAATGCTAGACTTTAATTGGTCTAGCGAGTCAATCGTCCATGGAGGCAGTAAGTCAGCCATCTCACGCTAAAGTAACGCTCAATGAACCAGAAGCGACACGGAACACGTCACCAGTTGCAATAGTCTTAGATGCGTCTAGCGGAGAGTGATACAACAGATTACCTGTAGTCAAAGCATCACGGATACCAATATGGGTAATTGTTCCCCATGAGCCACCAGCTTGAGGAAACTCAATAGCAGCAGAATTGGTAGTTGCACCATTACTAGGCGCACCAAACGTAATAGCCTGACGAGCATAGCTAGTACCAGAACACTCAGTTCCAGTATCAGCGTCTGTTGGGTCAGTTGTATAAAGTGCTAAGTACACAGTCGTTGGTGCTGTGTAGCTAGTTGCTCTCAACGTCACATTGATAAGAGCATTTTCTAAGTAATTGGAAATTTCAGCCATATTTTCACCTTGCAGTTAATTTGATTGACAGGGGTACACCAGAATACTGAGTGTTTTCATCAGACCTAGTGAGAGAAGAAATTGCTCTGTCATACATAGAACCCCATGTATTGATACGAGCATCATTCATTAAATATGGCTCTGCTTCAACCAATGCGCCATATAGCAAACCATCAGGGGCAACATTCAAGAAAACATTAGATGTGTTACTGCTAGTCAAGTACGGAGGCGCAGAGTAATAAAGCATCTTTAGCGTATATACGCCATCAGGTGCAGGTGCTAACTGAAACTCAGAAGCAAGAATAGTGTAAGACTTAGGAACACCAACTTCTGATGTTCTTGGGTCATTAGATAATGTTGAGGGACTAGAGTAACTCAATGGTTGAATTGGGTTTGTCATTACGACAAAATCACGAATCTCTAAGAAGTCGCTAGGAACTTCTACAGTTGCATCGCCAGAGACTGTGCTAGTCGTTACAGACTTGAGCATCTGGCGAACACGCAGTTCTCTACGCAAACGATTCTCAGCCAAAGTAATAAAGTCTGGAATGATGCTAGTCAAGTCAGACCTAGCCAAATAGTTGGCTATTGAAGTCTGCAAGTCAGAATATGTTGAGAGGCTCATACCACTCCAGTTCTAGTGCGCCATGCACGATTCATTGGGTCATTTAACCAAGCAGCAAAACGCTTGTCATCAAGAACAGCAAAGCCACGCATGATTCCAGCTTTGTTAAGGTCATCAATAACTGTCATAGGAATAGATGCAACCTTGTTACCAAACAATTGGTCAGACCATCTTGCTCTCTCGTCATACGAGTTATATTCTTTTTTATTCTGCTCAACAATGTCAGAAACATCCTGACGAGTTTGAATAACGATGCCACCTTCGCCATCGGCATGAACAGCAGTTTGTCTAAAGTTTTCCATACGTCAATTCTATCAGTTTTGGTTGAAAAACACACATTATTTAATGTGCGACCAAGTTCTGCCAATCCTTACACCTCTTACGCAACTAGGCGAAACTTCTAGCAGTTTTGCCAATTGTGCGTGAGGCAAATCACTTGCTCTTATAAATCTTACTTTTTCTTCATTAAGGACTGATTTTCCATTTTTATCACCAGAGGAAGTAACAACTCGTTTTCTTCCTTTTGCAATCATATCTTGCGTATTTTCTTTAGGTGTCCCAATCATCAAATGCTCTGGATTACAGCACTCAGGATTATCACACTTGTGCATAACAAACATACCTTCTGGAATCTTTTGCTTGTTATGAATTTCCCAAGAAAGCCTATGCGCCAAAATTAAAACATAAGGCTTTTTTCCAGTTGATATTCGGCCATAACCTAAAGCCTTGTTTCCAATCCAACTCCAACAAGATTCATTTTTAACAATAAATCTCCAAAATCTTTCTTCAATTGGCGCATGGTTTTTAATTCCATTGTGAGGATTACCATGTCTTCTAACTCTAAGATAGTGCATATTGCACATTCCAGATTTTGTTGCTTCTCTATCACAATTTTCAACACTACACATAAAAATGCCCCCATGAATTAACATGAGGGCATTGTATCACATCTATGTGTGTATTATGGCGTGAGGTCGGCTATGATGCCGTGAGCAGCTTCGTTCTTAACTTCCAAAGTGTACTCAGCCAACAATTGTGTGGACTCATTGTCGCCAGTTACAGCCAACTCGTTGGTCTGGAAAGGACGCAAGTAAGCAACAGCAGCCATGTCAGGGTCAAGCACATACGCAACTTCATCGCAAGTATTGGTAGAAGTCATGAAACGGTTGGGAACCACAGAAACCGTGCCGAAATCTGACAGGTAAACATCGGCCGCGGCCACGATAGTGGTAGGTGTGTTCGATGGAGCCATGAAACGCTGAGCAGCGATACCAGCAAACGCTGAAACCAATTGCTTGTGTGCAGGGTTGACCATCAAGACTTTAGGATTGCCACCAGAAGCGTAAACTTCTTTGATAACAGTCTTCAAGAGAGTCTCTGTGAAAGTGCGGTTTGTGCCATCTGTACGAGCAGTAGTGCCAGAAGCACCAGCAACGCCAGAAGTACCACCATCATAGTTAGAAGCCAACCATGCTTGCAGACCACCCAATTTACGAGCAGTAGAAGAATCACCATTGGTAGCAGTTTGATTGCTCAACAATGAAGTCTCCATGTCACGCTTAATTTCGGCCGATGCTTTCGCAAGTTGATAGGCTTTTTCAGATTTGCGGCCTGCCTTATCGACAGACTGCAAAGTGCCAGAAATCTTGATAGTCTTCTGTGCAATCTGAGTGCGGTTACCTACACGAGTCGTAGGAGACATAGTGGCATCAGATGCCGTGGCCCCTTCGACTGTGTAGTTCGTTAAAACCGCAGCCGAAAGTGAGTCCGTTTGCCACTCATGGTAAACAGCAGTTGCTTTAGTCTTACCAATGGAAGACATAAATGGAACATCTGTTGGTGAAATCGAGTAGATAACATCCGAAAGGTCTTCACGCTGACCAATAGCGGTATATGTTTGATAGGTAGCCATTTTAATACTCCAAAATTAAAAGAATCGTTCAAATGCTTTAGCTGCGTCAGTAACTTTTCCAGTTTCACGCAACCTCTGCATAACCTGTTTATCTTGTGAAGACCTAGTAGGAGGCGCAGAAGTACCAGAACGCATCATCTTAGGGGCAGACTGGAGTTTTTTATTCAACTCTGGTTTGCTCTTTTGAAGTTGCTCATACTTCATTGCCTTATACAAGGTCATCACAGCACGAGAGTCATACACGGAAC